GATGTACCTGTAGTCAACAAACTACTTGGTCCTGTCATACCTGAGGCTAAGGTGCTAGACACTCTGGTAGTCAGTAGGTTCTTGAACTACGAGAACGAACCACTCAAAGGTGTCAAAGGTAGGCACAGCTTAGAGTACTGGGGCAGGAGACTGGGGTTACACAAAGGCAACTTCAAAGACTTCTCAGACCTAAGCCACGAGATGTTAGACTACTGTAGGAATGACGTAGACATAACCGTTAGGCTCTACAAGAAGTTCCTGCCTGAGTTAAATGCCCCAGGCTTAGGCACAGAACACAGTATCCAAAGGCTGTGTCAAAAGATGCACGAGAATGGTTTCGACTTCAACAAGGAAGAAGCCTTAGTGTGTCTGTCTGAAGTTCAATCTCGTATGGCTAACCTCGAAGCTAGGTTTCAAGTAGACTTCCCACCTAAACTTGAGGTAGTCAACGAACTAAAAGATAGGAGAAAGAAAGATGGTACGTCTGTCGCTTCTGTGCTTAAGGCTAGAGGTAGCTATCCTAAAACTGAGGTTAAGGATGAGAAACTTCTTTGTTACGATTGGGTCAGGTTTAAGCCGGGTAGTCCGAAAGACAGAATAGAACGTCTTTGGGAAGCTGGTTGGGAACCTACTGACAAAACCAAAGGACACATCTTGTACCTTAGGGATGGACAAGACATACCTGAGAAGGAGGAAAGGTTCAGAAGGTACGGTTGGATGTGTAACGAAACCAACTTAGCTACCCTACCTAGTACCGCTCCTGAGGGGGCTAAGGGGCTTGCTGAGTGGCTTACTCTGGAAGGACGTAGGTCTTCCTTAGAAGAGTGGATAGGCTGCGAGGCTAGAACTAATGACGGCAGGATACACGGAAGGTTTCAGCACATAGGTGCATGGACTGGACGTATGGCTCACTCAGCCCCCAACCAAGCCAACATCCCGGCTATGTTCCACGGGGAACCTAAGTCAGTTGTTGACCAAGTGAAGGACACATACGATGGCCGACTACGATCCCTTTTTAGGGTGCCTAGTGATTGTTATCTTGTTGGTACTGATGCTGAGGGCATCCAACTCAGGGTTCTTGCTCATCTAATGAACTCAGAGGAGTATGTTGAGGCTATCGTATCAGGTAAAAAGGAGGACGAAACTGACATCCACAACGTAAACCGCAAAGCCTTAGGCATGAGCCACATAACTAGAGACATGGCTAAGACCTTCATCTATGCGTTCCTCCTTGGGGCAGGCGTAGGTAAGATAGCTGAGATACTTAAGGTCAATACCAGAGAAGCTGGACAGGCTGTTGAGAACTTCACTCAGTCTATCTCAGGCTTAGCTGAACTTAAGAATGAACTTGTCCCTAAGGCAGCAGCCAAAGGATACTTCATTGGACTAGACGGAAGGAAAGTTAAGACACCATCTCAGCATAAGACCCTAGCTGGTATGCTACAGAATGGTGAGGCAGTTGTGATGAAACACTCAGCACTGCTTTGGACTAAGCAGCTAGATGACAGAGGCATAGACTACAAGCTAGTGACATGGCCTCACGATGAATGGCAAACGGAGGTAAGAGGTGACAAACAAACAGCCGAAACAGTTGGACTTGTTCAAAGACTTTCGATTGAAACAACAGGAGATAAACTCAAAGTCTTCTGTCCGCTCGCAGGAAGCAGCGACATCGGAAGAAACTGGGGAGAAACTCACTGAACCACTTGACACAAACAAACAAACATGATAAGACTTCCAACCCTAACTAAAACCCACAAAAGGAGACCCTACAAATGGGTAAGATTAACAACCCTGGTATCATTGAAGCTGAAATCTCATGGGCCAAACTCTTTGAGTTCAATAAGGACACTAAGTACAAACCTGAGGGTGAGTACTCCTGTGTAGCTACGTTCTCAGAGGAGCAGAAGCAAAAGCTGTTGGACACTAAGGTTCCAGCTAGTCGGATTAAAGACTTGGGCAATGGGTCTTATGAGATTAAGTTCAAACGCCCACACACTAAGGTTAATTGGGAGGGCTGGGTTCCTCAACCTCTTGTATTTGACCACAAGGCTGCTGAGATCAGAATGAAAGCTGAGGAAAGCGAAAGCATTGGTCAGTATATTAAACCTTGGAACCCCCAAGATGATGGTCTAATCGGTAATGGTACTAAGGCTAAGATTAAGTACCATGTGTACAAGGGAGATAACTCCATGTACGAGAGCATCACACTGGAGGCTGTAGGTGTGTTGGACCTAGTGTCTTACAACGCTGAAGGTGGTTCTAGCTCAGGCATTAGTTTCTAGGGTGTCTAACCTGTGTAGGAGGTAACTAAAACTAGGCTCAAGCCTACACCTTGGGTCTAACTTGTAACAGAAAGATAGTTAGATGACAGACTATGTAAAACTGCTAACTGAATTTGAAGATTGTTGGAACGTAATATCTGAACTAGAAGACCTAAGTGAATTGGCTGATGGTTTGGGTGAGACTTTTTCGGCAGCTAAACTAGACAAGATCATTAGAGACTATGACATTTCTTTTGACCTTCTCTTCAGAAAGCTAGAGGAACACTTCTCAGCTTTAGATGACGGACCTCTTCTAGAAACATACAGTGATGAGGAGGCGAGCTATGACTCAGAAGGAAATAACAACTTTAGTCGGTGATATCTACTCAGTTGTAAAAGGCAAGGGTGGTTGGCATAGTTACATCGCTAATATGCTAGGCAAGGAGATAACTGAGCTTTCTAACTCTAGGTTTTCTAAACCTGAGGCTTACCGCTCTAGGTTGTCTATGTCAGGTATTGGCGCACCGTGTAAGAGGAAACTTTGGTACAAGATTAACGAACCAAGGGAAGCCACCGGCAACAAAGGTAGTGACCTACTTAAGTTCTTCTTTGGTGACATAATTGAATCTCTAATCCTTAACTTAGCTAAGGCTGCTGGACACACTGTAACAGGTGAGCAAAGCAAGATGGAACTGTACGGGATTAGGGGACATAGGGATGCTGTCATTGATGGTATGACTATCGACGTTAAGTCAGCTTCTCCCTTTTCCTTCCAGAAGTTTAAGAAGGGACATCTAAGGGAGCAAGATAGCTTTGGTTATATCTCTCAGCTTTCTTCCTATGTAGCAGCAGCTAAGGATGACCCAGAAGTTACAGACAAAACTAAGGGTGCCTTCCTAGTCGTTGATAAAGTCTCAGGTGAAATCCTGTTAGACATACATGACTTCAGTAAGGACATTGAGAACAAGCCTAAGGAGATTGAGGACATCAAAGCTATGGTGGCTGATCCATCCCCTCCAGGTCGCCTTGATCCTGTACCTCAGTACAAAGACAGTGCTAACCTGAAGCTGTGTTCTACCTGTAACTACTGCGAGTTCAAGAAGATATGCTGGCCTGAGCTTAGGTCATTTGTGTACTCTTCAGGTCTTCAGCATCTGGTCAAAGTGGAACAAGAGCCTAGAGTTCCTGAGTATCTTCCTAATGACCTACAATTTTAGACCTAAGAGAAGACGTAAATCTACCAACAAGAAAAGTCTAGGTAAGTTTAGGTCAGGTCTTGAGGCTGACAATGCGTCCTTCCTGAGTAACAAGAAGATCGACTACCAGTATGAGTCAGTGAGGATAGAGTGGGTTATCTCACATAAGTATCTTCCTGACTTCATACTACCTAACGGTATCGTAATTGAAACCAAAGGCAGGTTTGTGTCAGCAGACAGGAGGAAGCATCTTCAGATTAAGAAGCAACACCCTGAGATAGACATTAGATTCGTCTTCAGCAACAGTAAGGCTAAGCTGTACAAGGGTAGTAAGTCTACCTACGCTGATTGGTGTATCAAGAACGACTTTAAGTTCGATGACAAACTCATACCAACAGCTTGGCTAAAGGAAGAAACTAATGAAGCATCTCTTAATTCACTGGGTTGTAGACGGCCCATATGTAAATCCTGACAAAGAAGAAGGTGGGTATCTAAACCTTTGTAGAATTGAGGATTCAACTGCCACCATTGTAGATGTTGAGGTTCACTACGAAACGTATGATGATGCACTCGAACCTGTCACATACTTTACAAAGCACATTGAACCTTTGGACCTTATTTGTTTGGACCCTGACGACCTTATGAAAACTATTGAGGACGAAGAGGATGAGACATGACATAGCTGAGCTTGCTAGAGTACTTAGTTTAAGCTACAGTTTAGAAGACATAACAGAGATATCTGATATCGAAGAAGAAGCAATCGTTAGGCTCCTAATCTTTGAAGGGTTGATTGACTTGGAGGATTACTTCAGTGACAACGATTACCTAAACGAAGAGGAGGATAGCTAAATGCCTTATGCTAATCCTGAGGATGCAAAAGCCCAGGACAAAACCTATTATGAAAATAACAAGGAGAAGAAGAGAGCCTACTACGAAAAGAACAAAGATAAGAACAGGGAGAAGAAGAAAGCCCAGGACAAAGCCTATTATGAAAAGAACAAGGAGAAGAAGAGGGCCTACAGAGAAAAGAACAAGGAGAGGATTCAAGCTTGGAGAGAAAAAAACAAGGAGGAGCAGGCCTCAAAAAATAGAGCTAGAAAGTTAAAAAGAAATTTTGGTATAGAAATGCATGAGTACGATCTTATGTCTGCTGAGCAAAAGGGTAAGTGTGCTTGCTGCGGCACCCATCAAAATGAGTTAACTATGAATTTAGCTGTTGACCACGATCACGATACCGGGTTAATAAGGGGTTTGCTTTGTCACCTTTGCAACTCAGGTATAGGAATGCTAGGCGATAACATTGAAGGTCTTATGAAGGCTTTAAAATATCTTGAGAAACATGAACTAACAAAGGAAAGAAAAACAAATGAGCATGTCGTACAAGTCAAACCTAAACCCAATGTTCAGGTCAAAGTTCAGCGAGGACATCTTCAATCACAAGTACCGGCATGAAGGCTGCGAGACTTGGGA